ATCATTTTTTAGTACCACCTTTATATAGTCTCTCCTTAATATAAGAAAGTTCCTCACTACCAAGAATAGTAAGTGCATCTTCTGCCTTCTGTCTGCTATAGTTGTAATATTCTTGTATGCACTCAACATCATTAGATAATTCGGATTTATGCCATTTTTTGGCAAGTCTCTTCTTCTTCCTAAGACTATTTATAAAATAATGAAATTGTAACTCATTATCACAATGTGGTCTAATGTTCATCTCATTTACGAACAATACGCAATCGAGATGCTGTGATAAAAACTTATTTATCACAAATGGTTTATACTCTTTGTCTGCTAAAGGATCTTCCTTGTACAAATCCTTATTCTTATTATAATTGATTGCGTTTATAAAATCAAATAATGCCATTACTTAAACTCACATTGCCCCATAATCTCAGTCAAACATGCTACCATGTTTATCTCTTGATCTACCACAAATGCTGATTTATAACTATAATCAGCAATAGAAACAACTGCAAGTGGTAGTGTTTGTGGGGTCAAATCCTCACCCATAACATCATAAATTTTACGAAACATCATATTAGGATCGTTATCCAAATTTTGCTCAACCCATTTTCGCATTTCGGTAAAATTCTTCTTCTTTATCAATGCAATCAAATCTGTAATTGGTTTTTCTTTCCAATTAGTTAAAATACCAACATCAATAGTTCCACTCGCAGAATACCGTTGGAGTTCGTTCAATACCCTTCTCCAATCTGGTAAGTATTTAGTAATCAGTTCTGCAAGTACTCTTGCTTCATACTTAACGTTTTCTTCATCAAGAATATGCATAGCACGTTGCATAAAACCACTTGCCATATGTGCCATTATTGATTGTGGAATAGAAAACCTAATTACACTACATCTGGAATGTAATGGTTTAATAATTTTATTGGCATAATTTGCAGTCAATATAAATCGACAATTCTTGCTAAATTCTTCGATAAACCCCCTCAATGCTGGTTGTGTAGAATTTGGTTCAAGATAATCTGCTTCATCTAAAATGATTACTTTTGCCATGCCAGATAAAGAAACTGTACTAGCAAAGTCTTTAATTTTAGTACGCAATACCCCAATACCACTTTCTTCTGAACCATTGATAAGGATATAATCAGTATCCAACTGTTCGCACAATGCTCTGGCAACGGTAGTTTTACCGATGCCAGATGTGCCAGATAATAACAAATTTGGAATTTCTTTGTTATCCACGAATTGCCCGAAAGTACTTTTCAAATCTTCAGGCAAAATACATTCATCTATTGTTTTAGGTCGATATTTTTCAACCCAAAGAAATTCTTCACGCATAAATTACTTACGTCCTCTTTGAACCATACAATGCTTCAACCATTGCAATATAATATTCTACAGGTACACTACTATTAACAAAATGTGCAACACCGACACCAGTACCCTTACCTTCTGAATCCCTTGCTTCTGCTAAATTAACTATATAATCTCCCCCTATAAGTTTCAAATTTTCCATTTTCATGCTCATTGAAAATGATTCATACACATCGTTTTCATCAAACTTTGCAATGTTCATCTCAAAATTATTAGTTGTCGGATCTTTCTTGTCCGAAACTGACATAATTATTTCATCGTCTACACCAGAAATAGTAAAGTCATTCTTACCCAAAATAGATGACATGCTCTTAATTCGTTTCAAATCATCAGAACTAATCTTGACCCTAACATTTATATCAGGCATGTTTAACATCTTTGTAGGTGAAATAATAGTACTAGGATCAGCATAATAATATCGTGATCGAGAACGACCATTTTTCAATACAACCGATTTTTCCTGAAATTGCAAATCAGCACCAACAAATGCTTCAGAAGTTGCCAAATTCAAAAATTCATTCAAATCGTAAATACCAAATTGTGTTTCAAAAGTCTCCGATACATCTGCTGATGCCAAAATATTTTTAGTAGCAGAAATTGTTTCTAACTTAGTTCCAGCCTTTACTAAAATAGAACCATTAATGGTCGAGAAATTCTTCAGCAAATCCACCGTTGCCTTTGTCAATTGCATAATTTTTATCTCCATATCGGTCTGGATTTTCCAGAACCATCAAAATAATTAAATAATGAAAACACTTCATCAAATCAGAACGTGAATCTTCGGTTTTGATCCCTGCTCTGGATATATATTTTATAATATTGCCAATACAAAATCCCTCTAAATGGTCTTTTGCCTTGAGCAAATCTATCACTTCCACACCATCATCACCATCAGAATAATAATTATTACCCCGAAAAGATGAAACATAGTCATTCGCATCCTCTAATACTTTTTTGTAATCATATTTCATAATACACCTATTATACCACATATTTTACTAAAAGTCAAGACTAAATCATCTAATGATATCAAATTCTTTCCTGACCTCATTAATATCCCAAATTTCCTGTTCAGTTCTATATCTACCATCCTTTTTTAATGTCTCGAATCTGCGTTGTGCTTTTTTTCTCCACCACTCAATGACATTCTCTAGTTCAAAACGGTCAAAATTTACATTTTTGATTAGTTCTGGTTCATCACCTTTGATATATTCTAATGCATTTTTATAACCATAATGACCTACATAATACCGTTTTTTGCTAGTCAGAGAAACCCGTTCCTTGATAAATTTACTAAAATCGTCATACATCTGCTGGTCATGTCTTCTCAAATTCTTTTTCAAAATACCCAATATCATATTCTGAATTTTCATTCGATAACTTGCTTGTGGTCGTTTTAAAATAGGAACACCACCATTCCTAATCTTGAAAAAATCCCTCAAATAATCATATTGTTTATCCAAAAAACTCTGTAAAAATTTAGATTCACTCAAACCCTTATAACGCATAAATGGTTTGAGTCCATCATATTGTGAAACACCCTTTATATCACCATACAAGGATGTAGTTTCAAACATACATATTTCTGTATTGTATTTTTTATCCCATTCTCGTCTGATAAAATGTGATGCACATATCAGAGCAAGTAACTTACCCCCCAAATAGTTAAATCCAAATGGTTGCATAGGTACAATACAAAAACCCATTGTTGCATGTCGGTTAAAAATTGGTAGTTTAGGAACACCATCGAGCATTACATTTCTTGGTTTCATATTAATAACAGGTGAACCCATTTTTATCAAACCAATATACCGACCAGAATTCTTTTCCTTAATCCCATACCGCAATAATCGGCCGGGTGTTGTTTCAAATCCCCACGATGTAGTGTATTCTAATAAACTCGTAAATTGTTGTTGTGATACGTCAACTATCTCGAAATCCATGTCCATTGGACTCATATCATAGGAGTCAAAGTAATCATCAGAATGACTGAAAAGTTGTGGTGGAAGTTGCGAAAGTGCTTCTAATTTCTTGATTCGCATATAATCAGAAACATCTGTCAACTGTCCATAAAAATCTTCATAGACCTTTTTTACATGCATCGTATCATCGTAACTCAATTCCATAATCTAACAACTACCCACAACTTTTCAATAAATAAGATATAAACACAAATACAAACCATACTGTTAATGCTATTCTAATATTCTTGTTCATTTTTTATACCACTCTGGAACTGGTCGATCAGTCCATTTTGCTAAATGACTTTTTTCTGTCTTGTAATAATATCGGTAGGAAGCAAGTGAATCGTTAGGAATTTTACAATGATCTGGCATTGCAGGGGTGGGTGGAGTAAACAAACCAACTGGTATATTCTTTGGAGCAGACGCAAGTATATCGGAAAGTTTGGTATAACTCAGATGCTGTTTACCATAACGATATGTGTACTCATTCGATAAATCAACAAATAATTCATACAACCATTCATAATTTGAACCATTAGTTCTTGCCCATATGGTAGATGGATGATTCTTGTGAGTTGCTTTGTAGACTAAATCATTAGCATCATTGCCGTCTAAGACACGATGTGCAGTTGACATCAATTGTGCATATTCTAATATCATCTTAACACAGTGCTTATCATTATGGTATTTGGCACAGGTTTCAGGATCATGGTCTAAGAAAAATACATTCATTTTTTTACCTCATTATATAACAGGTATATTATACCACAAAAAAACTTACTTGTCAAGTTATTTCTTCGTACCCATCTTTGAAACCCTGTTCATATCCCTCGGAATATGCCTGAGTCCAATACCTATCTATTATCAAAAGAAAAATTAAGCAACCAGTACAAATTGATATTGCTACTGACCAACAATAAACTTCGTGTGAGTTGTTGCTCAAAAAATCGAAAAACCATTTCATCTATCCCTCCTCCTTCTATTAAGCATAGATATCCAATTTTGTTCCAAACCCTTCTTTGGTAGAATTTACTTTCTTCCTCTCATGCCTTGCTAACTCTACAGTTGCTTCTACTCGCACCTCACGTTTGGCACGTTGGACTTCATTATATAGTTGATATTGTTCCAATGTACTAAAATTGGCAATTTTACTCTGTCGCAGAAAACTTGGATGCATAAATGTGCTAATCATAATAACCTCATCAAATCAAAGTTTTTCAATCTCTAACCTCACCCCTCACATTATATTAGACGCATGAGACACCCAAAAGGTTTAGGTCTAATCCACTTTTTTCAGTTTTTTTATTTTTTTCTTGAGTTTTTTTACCTGTTTTTTCAATTTTTTATTGCTATGCTCCATCTGTTCTATATATTCTTCTCTGCGTTTTCTCATTAGAAACGACATTTCTAATTGATCCATTAACAAATCACGTTGCATATTATATCACCTTACTAAAATTCTGTATTTTCTCAAATTTTATCGTAGAATCGAATTTGTCATACAAAGTATCACCTTTATGCGAAATTACGAAAACATTGCTCTTGGAATCTAATGACTGCAAGAGTTTCAGAAACTCATCTGTGCCGTTTGTATCAAGTGAACTGTCAAACACTTCGTCCAAAATCAGCAAATTTGTATTAGCACTATTTTTCAACTGAGCAACCGATCTCCAAGTAAACAGAAGTGCCAAGTCGATTCTCATTTTCTCACCTTCACTAAATGAAGCATAACTAAATTCATCACGATACCTACTTTTGATGATTTCGTTAAACTGTTCGTCAATAGTGAAATTAAAATAAGATTCCATTGCAGTCAGATATTTATTAACCAAATTATTCATTACGGGCAAATATTGCTTGATAATTTGGGTCTTGATTCCACCATCCTTAAGCATGTCTCCCATAGTATGATAATATTTCTGTTCTTCTGCCAATTCGGTTATTGCTTCAATAATTCTATATCGTTCTTCATTGAGTTTAGTAATTTTCTCAAGATCACCATCAGATTTATCACGAACCTGATGTAAATACTCAATGTCCTTATTTAATTTATTGATATATTTGTTGAGTGCTACCGTACTATTGGCACAATTGGTGATAGAAATTTCGTGATTTTGTATTTCACCTTCTATAATCTCTTTGGTTTCTACTCCCTTTTCGGTTGAATGAATTTCTTCCGAAATTCCAATCGACCCTTGTCTAAATTCATCTGCCTGTTTTTGTTTTTCAGATAATATTGATTGAACATGCTTATAATCCAAAGTCTGTCCACACGTTGGGCAATTATCATTATCATCATAAAATTTTATATCAGCATCTACTTTTTTGAGGTTACTTCTTATCTTCTTCTCCATCGTCTTCAGTTTTTGTAACCGTTCTCTTATGACCTCGATACCATCAACATCTGGTTCTAGTACAGCAATTCGATTTTTAATCAACTGAATTTCTAAATCTAATTCTGACCTCTGTCTTTCAACAGAATCTAATTCTTTCATCGTATCTTCAATTTTATTGTTTTGAATTTCAGCAACATCATCAATATATTTTTGCTGAATGTCGATTCGTTCATCAGTCATTTTTAAATCTTGTTCAAACCGATTCAATTTCATACGAGTCTCAACCACTCGTTCACGCAATAGTTGATTCATGGTAGAAAAGATACCAATATCCAACAAGTCCTCTATTACTTCTCTACGATTTGATGCAGATAACTGCATAAATGGTTGAAAGGAACTAGACCCCAAAACGATAATCTGCGTAAAACTTTTATAATTCAGTTTGAGAATATATTTTTCCAACCGTTCCTGATAATCACGAACCGTTGAATCTTGATCCAACATTTTGCCATCAACAAAAATCTCAAATAGATTTGGTTTCATCCCTCTGATAATCTTGTACTCTTTACTACCTACCGTAAATTCAACCTCAACCAGCAAATCTGCATTATTAACAGAATTTATCAATTGTGGTTTATTTATTTTACGAAATGGTTTAGAATAGAGTACATATGTCAATGCATCCAACATGGTTGATTTACCAGAACCATTTTCACCCACAATCAATGTAGTGGGTGAAGCAGTCAAGTCCATTTCGGTAAATGCGTTGCCTGTTGATAGAAAATTTTTCCATCGTACCTTTTTAAAAACGATCATTCTACACTCAATGCCTCTGTATATAATGTCCTAACCATATTTTCCAATTTTGAAGAATCCAAATCTGTTCGATAACCTTTGATATAATTTCCCAATATAGTAATTGTATCCTCAGTACCTTCAATTTGCTGTTCTTCCTGATATTCTTCAAAATTTTCTACAACTGTTAATTGTGCTGGATTAACCTCATATAAACGGTCAATATAAAGATTAAATCTATATGGATCAGTCGGTTTCTCTGCCACAACCACCCTAACAAATTTATCAGTATAAACACTCAAGTCTTCTAATGGTTTCTTTTCATCATAAAAAATCTTGGTGAATAAAGTGTTTGGGTTACGAATAAATTCCAATTCTTGCGTTTCTAAATCAAATATATGAAAACCACGATCTGTACCATAATCTGACCACATCAACTCATATGGTGTGCCTAGATAGTAAATATGTCCATCATCGTTCTTCAAATGAAAATGTCCAGAATACACTCTATCAAATTTGGCAAATATATCTTTGTCTAGTCCATGTGTTGCAATAGAACCTTTAAACATCAAAAATCCTGTTAATTCTAAATGACCCATTGCAATTTCAGCATCTGTTTTGTCCATATGAATATAAGATGCAACTTCATTTTCTGCACAGAGCCAGGGAATGAAACAAATCTTGAGTTTATCACCCAAATTTACAGTTTTTGCTGTATCGTAAATATGCAAATACGGAGTTTCACCATATAACTCATTGACCGAATTAACCTGATTAG